CCTTGGGGGCTTCGTTCTACGTTGGTTTCCAACGTTAACCTTACTTATCACTTAGAAAGTACATATGACTCTCATCTCCATCGCCGAGTTCCAATTCCGCTATCGGCTCGCTGGTCGCCTTGCCGCTCGAGGTTTCACCCTCGATCGTATCTTGTCGATCGTCGATCCTGACGGTGGTTTTTGTAATCTCTTTGACGAAGATGGGGACATTGTCCTTCTCTTTGTTGATACCGAGGTTACCGTTCGTTACCAGCGTGGTCTTTCTAAGACCAACCACACTGCCTCTTAGAATTCTCTGAGAGGGCCTTCAGTGTGTCCTTCGATTAGCCATACCACCAGAGGTTATACCGATGGTTAAACAGAAACAGGAGTACCGTCTTCCGGGTAACGTCTTCCATTACGGTCGAAATTACCAGAGAGTCTGGTACAATCAGCCGAAGCCTTATCGCGAACCCCTCGACTATATCCATAACTACTGGGAACCAAAATTCCCTGGTTATGAGACTAGTTGGCCTGGGAACGCGTATGCCATTGGCTCGATCTACGCTCAAAGGCAAGATATCGGTTCGTTTCCTGCGCTCTACGCGCGGGCCTTCGACCGTTTTCGTGCTAAGTGCGGCGATCAAGCTGGCCTAGCAATTAATTTGCTAGAGCTTCCAAAGTCTATCGAGATGATTACCACTCGTGGTCGTCAGCTCAGACAGGCTTTCCAATCTCTCCGTAAAGGAGATATTATGGGGCTGAGCCGGAACTTAGCTGTCCATCCTAGTGACGTTCGATCCCGAGGGATTACGCGTAACAAGATGGTCAACAATGTTTCCGGTTCCTGGTTGGAGCTTCAATTTGGCTGGCTTCCTATGATTGGCGACATTCATACGGCCTGCAAAATTCTCCAACGCGATTTTCCGCTAAACCCTGTACGTGCTTCTGCTTTTGACATAGGCGCGTTTCCAGTGTATGGAGGTACTATCACTCTAAAAGAGTCGATAGTCCTTAAGGGCTCACTCCGGGTGAAGAACCCCGGATTGTTCCTTGCTAATCAACTGGGTCTTATCAACCCAGCAGTTGTCGCTTGGGATGCTGTTCCTTTCTCCTTCGTGGTAGATTGGTTCCTCCCAGTCAATAAGTTCTTGAACTCATTGACTAATGATTTCGGTATCGAAATCATGTGGCCTCAAAAGACAACGAAGAGGACATTCTTCGCAAACAGCAAAGATGGCTATTATCAGAACGGCGAATACGTCGGTCAATTCCCTTCCAGTGTTACTGGAGGTTGTTTTGTCCGTGAAGTAGGCGCTTTTCCGATACCTGGCTTTCTTGACCGTTTACATGTTCCTCAAATCCAACCCTGGCTTGCAGCGACCTCCATATCGCTATTAGTCCAGCAGCTTCGTCTTCGATAAAGACTTAGCACCAACTAACAGGTCCACTTAGTGGCCGTGAAGGAAATTGATGACTCAAATGTCTAACATCGTCGTGAAGAGCTCCTCTGGTGCCGACGTCACGTTCGGCGCCATCACCGGCTCTGCCGGTGATGGAGTTCCTGCTCTCTGGCGCGTTGCTGACCCGGACAAAGCTCCGGCTAAGCAAACCTCGCTGACTCTCTCTGCCCGCGATACCGCGGACAAGAAGGGTCGTCGAAGCGTGTTGTCCTTCAACGCCTTCTACGCTCAAACGGTTAACGGTATCACTACCGAAAGCCGTGTGCCGATGAAGGTTGAAGTCGTGACGCCACTAACCATGCCCGCCTCGGCGGCATTGGATTATGTGACCGTCGCGCTCAACACCGCCGGTGCAGCTCTCGTGCAGCAGTCCATGGGGACTGGTTACGCTCCTCGCGGCTAACCAGCGAACCAAGGGCTGTACATGAGAACTGATACTTCGATCCACGTAGTGGAAGGAGTCTTGCAGGCACTTTGCCACAAGGTAGGTAGCCCTCGTGCTCTAACAGTTTCATTACTGCTAAAGTACAAGGAGCTTGGCCAGTTACTGAATCTCAGAACTGACCCGATGCTCTACTTAGAAGCGGATTCATATCGTCGGGACAATGCATGCACGGAATTCCTCCGTAAATGTCGTCTCGATTCCGTGATTTCGCCTAAGGAGAGGCGCGCCTCAGCACTGCAATCATTTGATGAAAGTGAAAAGCAGTGTTGTTTGACGAACATAAAGATCCTCCGTCTTCGAGATAACCACTCACTGAGTGAACTCGATCTTGCTGCTATTGAATTTCTCAATAGGGCTAAGAGGTGGATTTCTACTGTTCTCGGCGCCCTTCCGAACGAACTCCATGGAGCGTTCGGCCCTGGATCGACCTACTTAGATCAGGGGAAACTCGTCACGATCCCTGACAAAATCTCTTCGCGCTTCCACATGACCCCAGGGGTTGAACCCTTACTACCTTTCATCGAGCGAACAGCTTGGTGGAGGTATGGTGTCATGATGGGACCTAGAGCCGGTCAGATCGAGGAGGTCCGTGGGAATCGTTTCACAACGGTTCCTAAGACCTCCCTCACTGATCGTGGTATCTGCATTGAGCCTACTGCTAATCTGTTTCTACAGAAAGCTGTTGGTTCTGCCATTCGCTCTCGACTAAGTCGAGGCGGGGTGGACCTTCGGTATGCTCAATTCAGCCACCAGGCTATGGCCTGCGAAGGCTCCTTGACTGGAGACCTTGCGACCATAGACCTCTCTAACGCTAGCGACACTGTCAGCCTTCGCTTGGTTGAGTATCTCTTACCAAGTGAATGGTTCCATCTTCTTTTGAGTCTACGTTCTCCTCTTACGCAAGTAGGGGGGAAATGGAGATACTTAGAGAAGTTCTCTTCGATGGGAAATGGGTTCACTTTTGAATTGGAGACGCTCATCTTCGCATCACTCGCTCACGCTTGCGGTGCTGGGAAATTCGGCTCTGACTTCTCGGTGTTTGGGGACGATATTATCGTCCCTACCCATATGGCTCGTGAACTAGTCGCAATACTTCGTTACTGTGGCTTCAAGGAAAATCCCAAAAAGACTTTCCTTTCAGGCTACTTTCGCGAAAGTTGCGGTGGCGATTTCTTCTTCGGTCAGCCCGTGAGGGCGTATAATGTCGAAGAACCACCAAGTTCACCAGAGGACTGGATATCAATGGCTAACGGGATTTTTCGCTTGGGTTGTTCAGACCCTGGCGGTATGTCTCGTGATGGGTTCACTTATTCTGCTTGGAATAGGTGTCTATCATCTTTGCCATCTAACATCCGTCGGTTACGAGGCCCTGCTACGCTCGGGGACCTCGTCATAAACGATCTAGACGAAAGCCGATGGCGCTTCAAGTGGAAGAATTGCATACGGTACTTCCAGACATGGAGTCCCGTAACAACTCATCTACCTTGGCATCACTGGAAACCGTCTATCGTTTATGCAGCGGCCTTATACGGCGTGGGATCAGAGGGACCAAGTCCCCGCGGTCACACATCGTACAAGGTAGGTTGGGTTGCGTGCAGTTAGCACGACCCAGCGCTTCGTGGTGGCGATTAATTAATAATTAATTAATCTCTCACCACTGGACCACATTTCTGT